AAACTTTGGTAATAACAACATATCAATGATATCCGATATGGACTTTTCTAACAATCCAAGAGTTGGAGAGGCAACACCTAATATACCACATCCAAGAGATACACAAGCAGGTGAAACTACATTCTTCTCACCATCTGGCGACCAAAGAGATGATAACCTTTGGATTGAATTTTTTGAGGCTAAGAAACCCAATCCATTCGGACCAGCATTTAGTAACTCCCCAGTATATTATTCTACTGGTAGAGCTGCTAAGGCAAACTTAGTAAGACAAGAAGATGGTAGTGTACAATATGAGTTAGAAAAGGATGGTAATGGTGATGTAGATTATTACTACCACACTGGTATAGCAACAAATACAATTCCAGAAGATAGAAGAGTAGATTTACCACCTGGACCATACTTCAATCAAGAACCTAGAAGTAACTATACAAAGAGGCGGTCAACTATACAAAAATCTACTAAAGTAAGATACTACAATTCTAACTTATTATTATCAGAATTAAAAAATGTAATAGTTAAATTATATAAACCTCTACCAGATGGATTATCTCCATACAATTGTCAGATTGATGAAATAAAAAGAGAATCTTATATTGAAAGAGTATTGGTATATGATTTTGAAAAAGCAGAAGAACAACCAAACTTTTCTGCACCTAACTTCAAAATTGATTTAGGTAATTATGGAAAATCACAAGGTACTGATTTAAAAAGTTGGAATGATTTATTAGATGCAAATCTATCAACATCTCAACAAATAGTAGATAAATACATTAGTGGTTCGTTTGGTACTATACCATTGAACTTAGATTACACTCATTTCAAAAGTTTTGTTAAATATTCATCGGCTGTTGAGAGGGTTAATAATTTAAGATATAAATTAGAGCTTATTGAATCGTATGATAAGAGAATATCTACACTATCATCAGTTAGTGGTTCGGATGCAGAAACAAATATAACTCAAACTACTAATCGTAAAAATAGTGTGATAAGTGGGTTTGATGGTTGGGAACGATGGATGTATCAGGAATCAACTGGTTCACTTTATACTCATTATAGTTCATCCAACTACGCTATAGAACCTTGGCCAAAACAATCTGTATATCCAAACAAATTATATAGTGTAACCTCATCACAAGCCATTAAAGCTTATAATGGTTTAATAGATTCGGCTAGTATTCACGACGCACTAAATGATGCAAGATTAACAAAAGTAGTACCTGCCTCAATCGTAGAGGACCCGTTAAACGCAGAATATGTTTTATTCGTAGATATGATTGGGCATCACTTTGATATTAGTTGGTCTTATATAAACGCATTAACATCCATCAATGAAAGGGAAGAGCATCCTTATGATGGTATGCCAAACGAACTTCTTTATGATGTAGCTAAATCTATGGGTTGGAAATTAACACATGGTAAAGATACATCTAACCTTTGGGAGTTCGGATTGGGAACTGATAAATTTGGTAATGTACCTAATAGTGGTTCGTTACCATCTAAATCACACGAACAAATTAACTATGAAGTATGGAGAAGGATTGTAAACAACATCCCATACCTTCTAAAAACAAAAGGTTCAGCTAGAGCAGTTAAAGCATTGATTGCTACATATGGTATTCCTTCTACGTTTTTATCAATTAGAGAATATGGTGGGCCTGTAATCGAACATGATGTAAGACCTTATTGGGAACACGATAGATTCGTTTACCATTTACGAATGGATAATAATAATTACATTGAAGTTCCTTGGGATAACATATCAGATATAAATCCTGTAACTTATGAAATTGATAGTAATACTCCTGGCGATGGTTCAACGATAACTAAAGTTGTTAAAGTAGATGGTGGGGTATATGAAATTGATAATGTATCACAACCAACCTTAATATTAGATGCAGGAAACACATATAAATTTGATGTAAGTGATTCATCAAATGGTTCACACCCATTTAGATTCCAAAAAGCATCCGATAATTCATCTTATACAACGGATGTTACTACAGTTGGAACTCAAGGACAGATGGGGGCATATGTTCAAATTGTAGTATCAAACTCAACTCCTGCTTTAAAATACTATTGTACTAATCATAGTGGTATGGGTGGTAATATTACAATCAATGTGGGTGGACCAAACCCAATTGATGTTATAGAGTTACAAGTTCAACAAAACTTAAACAGAGATACTGCCGTTATTCGTAAGGGTAGTGATTTCGCAGTATTGTTCGAATCTGCTAATGATAATGATTTTGATAGTACGACTGGTAATATACACTTTTACCTAAGTGGTAGTAATGGATACAAATCGGCATCAATATTAGATGTACCTATCTTTGATTCTAAAATGAGTACATTAATAGTTGAAAGAGATAAATCAGTAAATGATATTACTTCGGATAATGGTTATAAACTTCAATACAGAAGAAGTAAAAAAGATAGAATTACAGTAAGCCGTTCAGCTAGTATTTCAATTGATGGTTCAACGGAATCATCTTATAACGCAGCTTGGACTGGTAGTGGAGATGTACAATTTGGTAAAGCGTTTGGAACAATAAGTGGAGCTCCATCATTATGGGCTGATACAAATACAATGAGTGGTTCTATTCAAGAAATAAGATATTGGGCAAATACACTTAAAGATATCGTTATCGATGAACATACTTTATCAAGAGAATCTTATCATGGTAATTCGGTAACATCATCTTACTTTGATTTAAAGTTTAGATTCTTACCTGATTCTAATTTAAAAACAATTAATAATCCTGATTCACACCTATCACAACATCCTAATCAAAAAGTATCAACTACTCAATTAGGATACCCATTAACGGCATCGTTATTCAATTTTGAAAATGATGATTTGATTGGTGTAACAGAAGAATATTATACAAAAGTACCATCAGCTGGTGCTAACAACATTCTTAACAATAAAGTTAGAGTTGAAAAGAACGAACTTACAGGAATATTAGATTCGGAAGAAAGAAAAGAAAAATCACAATATGATTCAGCGCCAGTAGATTCTAATGTAGTGGGTGTTTACTTAGCGGCTACTAAAATGTACAACGATGATATTATAAATCATACGGGATATTTTGATATTGATGATTACATTGGTAATCCAGACCAAAGAAGTGGATACACCGAACAAAATGAAGAATTAGATTATGTTCGTAGACAGGTATTTAAAAAATACTCAAACAAAAACTTAATTAATAATACGATTGATATTCTTGCTAAATACGATATGTCGGTATTTGAACAAATCAGACAAACTATGCCCGCTAGAGTTGATTACAACTCAGGTATTTTAATTGAACCACATATCTTAGAAAGACCGAAAGCTAAATCGTTAACTAAGGTAACTCAGACAAGACCTATGTATGATGCACATATTGCTACTATGAATAGACCTATAAGTGCATCGAATCATTTGTTTGAAACAGAGATTACAAATTCATATAGTGTATCAGCTGAAAATATATTGTATGAGGGGGAGATTTCTCAATCATACTCAATGGAAGCTGAAACATTAGGTTATGAAGATACTGTAAATCTAAGAAACCTTTTTGTTATAACATCTCAAAAAGATGATGTAGAAGATGTTGGTAATCCAAAATTAGGTGATATGCACGAACCATCTAAATACAGATATGTGATTTTAAATTACAAAGATGGGGAGAATGTTGGTTATGGATTAAATTGGGCGACAGGTTCAAATGGATATTGGAATTATAGAGTTATTGGAACATCGGTAACTGGTAGTACACCATCTAAGTATGCTAGAAAGAAAAAGTTATTCTACTCATCAGCAGCATCGGCATCTATGAATCTTCCAAACTCATCATCATTAATACCAGCTGAAGTATCAACTGATAGTTTACCTTTAGCGGTTGAAAATTTAAGATACTTAGGTTGTAAGATGACTTCTGATTCTTTAACCACAAATTCTCCAGATACACCTGATGGTAAACCTGTAATTGAAATATTCAAAGCAGACCCTAATGTATTAATATACACATCGGAAACTGCAGCTGAAGGAAACTTAGATGTGGATACGGCAACCGGGTTGGATGTATTAGATACTGCCGAATTAGTTGTTAACGATGATATTTATTGGAAACTACTACAAGAGTATCGAAGAGAACTTAGAGAATTTAGACGTAAAGTAGAGAAGATGATTGAGATTGAAGATGCGAGAGCGGATGAGTTTGATTTAAGATACAAAAAAGAATTACAATTACGTGAAGCAGAATTGGTTAGAAGAAAAGAATTTGATATTAAAAATGGTTCATAAAAAATGGCAGTAAGAAGAAACATAAGATTTAGAGATAGAAGGGATTCGAGCAGATTAAACAATCTAATTGAAAATAGATTGAATGAACGTTTGTCTAAACCTCTAATAAAAGCACCTAAAGCTCCTAAAGAAGAATCAACTAAGATTTCAGAGATAATAAAACAACCTGAAGAGATAGTAAAGACTGGAAAGGTTTTAGAAGATAACAAAGTAATTGATTCTAATGATAAAGCTAGTACAAAGGAATTAATTGATTTAGTAAAACCGATATCTACTATTGATGATGGTAACGCCGAATCAATAATTAATGCTATAAAAAATCCAAAGGTAGCAGAGATTATAGCAGACCCAGTTCCAGATACAAAAGATTTTAACGAAGAAGATAGACGTAGAATCTTAATAGAGGAAAAGGAAAGAAGAGCAATTGAAGATGAACGATTTAGAAAGATTCAAGAAGCTTTTAACGATGAGATTGAAAGAAGAGAAACTTTCAAAAAAGAATTAGAACAAATGAAGTTAGAATTTGATTTGTATCTTAAAGAAAAGTATCCAGAAATCGTTGGTGAAAAAAATATAAAAGATTCTGATATAGAAAAAAGAAAAGAAGAAGTAAAACAGAAAGCCAAAGAAGTTAAAGAACGAAAAGAAAAGCTAAAACTAAATATGGTTAAGCGTGTTGAAGGGGAAAAGATTCGAAAGCAAAAAGAAATCAAAATGGTTACAAGTACAAAAACGGCAAGAAATGTTTCTACTTTTTTAGAAGAAGAGATAATTATAGAACAACAGGAGAAGAAAGATAGAAATCCTGAAATAGATGGTTTGAATGAAGTTCAAAAAATTATTAAAGAAGCGAATGAAATGGAAATCCGTATGGGTAGACCAATTGTTCCACATAGAGATATAGTAGAAAGTAATGAATCAGATTTTGATTCAGATACATCATCTAAATCAACGGACTTGTTAATCAAACCAAAGCAAGAATCACCTTTTGAAAACTATGAACAAAAAAGAGAGGTTTTAGAAGTATTAAGACAATCTATGAACAATCGTAATGGTGAAGATGATTTCATTGTTAAGATGGATAAAGATGATAGAAAGCGTGGCAGATAATAGAAAATTATAAAAGTTAGTGTAAAAATATTTTTTTTAATATTTATATAAGAAAACAAAATTGTAAAAGGGCAATAATATGGGATATTTAGATAATTCATCAATAACAGTAGACGCTATTCTTACGAAAAAGGGTAGAGAGTTATTGGCAAAAGGTAGAGACTTCTTTGTAATCAGTCAATTCGCATTGGCAGATGATGAAGTAGATTACGAACTATGGAATCCAGCACATCCGCTAGGTTCAGACTATTATGGAATCATAATTGAAAACATGCCGATAGTAGAGGCAGTAACAGATGAGAATTACTCATTAAGATATAAGTTGTTAACACTTCCAAAAAACACTATTAGAATCCCTATTATTCAATCTAACCCTAACGAAATAAGTTTAGAAGAAGGTGGACAACAACAAACTGTAACTCTTACTACTAAGAATGGTGGTAACGATACATTAGGATACACTGTTACATTACTTAACTCAGATGCAGCAAGTATCGTTGGTGATGGAAGTGGTATCGCAAATAATTCAGATACTGTTGGCGCTAACGAAGATAGAAGAAGTGTTACGGTTAGTACAAATAGCCGATTTACAATTACAACAAAAGTATTAGCAGATAATACTGATATATCAACGAAGATATTTGTTATTGGAAATGAAACGGGTGGACGTACGGAAATTGATTTAACTGTTACTAACAATCCTGATATTTCAGTAGGTAACACATTAGATTCAACATTATAAGGATAATTTAAAAGGGAATAAGATATGGCAATTTTACCAGCAGGTTCGTTTAATACATCAAAGAGAGTTTATACGGCATTAAAAGTAGGAGATGTTGTTGAGGGTGGTGTAGAAAAAGTGACCAGAGGTCTATGGAGTGGTAATGTAGGTACATTAACTACGTTCTTTACATCTTCGGCACAATCAGATACTCAGAAACAATATTATTATGAGATTTTCAATAAGATATCAACTGATGCTACATCAGAATCTCAGTTTTCAGTAACATACGGACACAATCAAGGTAGTGGTTCATTAGGTCAGAATGAAGATTCTCCATCTAATGCTATCTATTCTCAGTACGCACAAATCCTACTTCCAGATAATCAAAGAGTATTTAAGTTTAATAACACAACAACTCAGCAGATTTACGCAATCAATATGAACAGAGCTAGGTTGAAAGATAGACTTGACCCTGGTAACTTTGAACTTCACTTAGCTAAACTAACAGGAGCATCAACTCCAGCAATACATGGTGATGACTTAGTAATCTCATTAATTGATAATAGTGGTGATACTCAACAAGCAGCAACACAAATTGGTAGAGTATATAGCTTAGTTTCAGGTTCAATCCTAAACGGAGTTTTCAATTCAGCTATTGAGTATGGTTCTGTATATCCTGAGCAGGGTGTTATTATCCTAAACGCAGATAAGTTAGATTTAGCACAACTTAATTTTGGTACTGTTAAAACTTCAAACACAGATGGTGATAACGCATTTAGATTATTCACATCTATTAGTGGAGCAGCTGTAATTAACGCAAACAACGGATTTGCAGCAAGAAACGAAGAAAGAGTACAATCAACATTCTATTTCGTAAGAGCTAAAAATGGTGAGTATAATTTCTCAAATAATCCATCATATGTAACAGGTTCGAATGGTTCGTTTAGACAACCAACATTTGCTAACAATCCTAAATCGTACATTACAACTGTTGGATTGTATAATAGTACACAACAACTATTAGCAGTGGCTAAGTTATCTAAACCAATTCTAAAATCATTTTCAAATGAAGTATTGGTGAAAGTTAAGTTAGACTTTTAAATAATATTTTAAGAACGATAATGAACACGCATGGCAACAGCTTACAAACCAATCAATGGGGGTGGCATACAACTAAGACCATTCAACACCTATAAAAGATGGGTAGTTACTGATATAAATCAACGAACAGATTCATATCAGACATCCGTAATAAAAGGTATATCCCCAAACTTTGGTGAAAAAATAAATGTTTCGGAATCAATAAGTTTACCAGCGTACAGAGAAATTGACCAGATTGATAACTCTGATTCTTCCAATACAGATTTTTTAAAAATAAAACATCAAAAGGTTGTATGGTCAAGCCTTAACCAAATGTTTTTTAAACATAGACCTAGAGCTGAAAGAGATTTATACGCATCCGCATCTATATTCTCTATTCCTCAAAACAGATTAGGTGATGGTATAAGATGTAATACAATTGAAGTTATAGATTTTTCTATGACCTCATCTAATTGTGATTCCATAATTATAAAAGATAAAAAAGTTGATGAGTTTCACGGCCATTTATATGATGATGGATTGGATACTGGTTCATATGTTCCATTTGGAAATTTGGTTGGTTATTGGGGATTCAATGATGAGGTTGTAAATAGAACTACTAAGCTTGATAAAATAATAGTAGATAGGAGTGGTTATATTCATCACGCATATGGAAGTAATATATCATATACAGATGGTATAAAAACAACAGGCGATTTCCAATTACCATCTGGAACTAAAGCAACATTCAATGGTTCTGATTCTTATATTAGAATAGACCATAACAAAAATTATAACTTCTTCGCAACATCAGATTACTCAGTATCAATATGGGCAGTTTTACCAACACAACAAAAAGATGTTTCGAAAAATTATAATTCAATAGTATCTAAAAGGGGTACTAACAAAGAGTTTGGAGAAAATAGATATGCATACCCAACTCTGTTTAGAAGAAATAGAGAAACTCCAATATTTCCATTTGATATAGAAGTTCACAACCAAAATCAAAGTTCTAATAACGGAAAAGTTAGAATATCCTTATCAAACGGAAACACTAGTATCATTACAGATTCAACAACCAAAATAAATGATAATACGGCACATCATATATGTTTTAACAAAACAGGTTCTCATATGGAACTATGGGTTGATGGTGTTAAAGAAGTAACGGGTTCGTTACCAACTGATGATAGTGGTTCTATAACACTCAGAGGTATATCCAACGAATATGATATTTTGTTAGGTAGTAAAACCTTACCAGGTGGATTTGATGTATTATCAAGTCATAATTCACTTAGTGGTTCATTGGATGAGTTCCGTATATACAATAGGGGATTAACTAAATCTGAAATTGAAGGATTATCAAACAATGATTACCTAACTGGTTCAGCATATCAAACGAATGTAGTTGGTGAAGTATTTTACAATCACGGAATAATGGTAGTATCAGACCCAAGACCAAAATACAGATATGTTTGGACTGGGCAAACTGGTACGTGGGATTATGGTAATATTCAAAGTGGACAAGAGGGAATAGGTTCTAACTATGGTTGGCAAACAAAATATAAATCAACCAAACAACTACATGAAGTAAACATATTATGTGAAGTTGGTCAGAATGAATTTAACGTATCTCAAAACCCAACATTAAAAAAGAACAATGATGTTAATAGTTCGATACTAAAATCATTTGTTACAGGTTCTGATTTCAGAAACTACTTTACAACAATTGGATTATACAATCCAAATGGTGATTTAGTTGCAATTGGTAAACTAGCATCAGCTATTCAAAATAGAAGTGATGTAGATATAACTGTTAAGGTTAGATTAGATATGGATGGCCCGTTTGGAGCACCAGGCACTGGTTCTTTAATGAGTGGTAGAACTGCAACTATTACTGATATGGGTGATGGTAGATTCATTTGGAATAAGTTAGATAAACCTGATATTTTAGTTGATGGTAATTTTGGAGAAGCTTTTGATACTCAATCAATGGATGAAAATCAGTTACAGCAAGATAATGTTTTACCTGATGAAACCCCAACCGAACCTCCAGGAAAACCAACGAATAATCCAAAAGACCCTAATGTAAATTATGGTGGATACGCAAAATAAAAAAAAGAATAAGTTATGAATAAAAAAGGAAATTGGTCTCACATCCAAAAGATGAAGGGACACAAAAGTGGGTTGGAAACTCGCATAGATGAACAACTTAAAGCACAAGGTATTGATGGTGAATACGAAGAGCACGAAGTATCCTATACAATTCCAGCAACTACTCATTCTTACAAACCCGATTTTAGATTACCTAACGATATTTATATAGAATCTAAAGGATGGTTTTTACCCGAAGATAGAAAGAAGCATTTATTAATCAAAGAACAAAATCCTGATATGGATTTAAGGTTCGTATTACAATCCCCAAATGGTAAAATATACAAAGGTTCTAAAACCACATATGCACAATGGTGTGAGAAGAACGGATTCAAATGGGCAAAGAAAGAAATCCCACAAGAATGGATAGATGAAAAACCAACTAAGAAATTTTTTGGATAATTCAAATATTTTTTGTATATTTACTTTAATATGGAAGAAAGACTACTCTCTTTATTAGAATCTGTCTTAGGAAAAGCTAAGAAAACATCAGGTGATAATTATGCCTTTTGGTCACCATTTGTGAACCATCATAAACCTAAATTAGAGATAAACATTAAGTTAAACTCTAATGCAGATAACCCTTGGCATTGTTGGATTTCTGATGAAAAAGGTAAATCAATCCGTTCTCTATTTAGAAAACTTAAAGTATCTAAAGAGATTTGGGATGAACATAATTCTATTTTCAGTAGAAAATATAGATACAGAACTGATGTAACTACCGAAGAATCTAAGGTAGTTCAATTACCCAAAGAATATATTCCGTTATGGAAACCTTCCACATCCGTTATAAGAAAGCATGCGTTGTCTTATTTAGATAGAAGGGGTGTAACCTCATTAGAGATAATAAAGTACCAAATAGGTTATTGTGAAGAAGGCCCGTACAAACATAAAGTAATTGTACCATCTTATGATGAGTATGGTATGTTAAACTATTTTGTGGGTAGAAGTTTTTACGATAGTAGTTTTAAACATAAGAACCCAAATGTATCAAAAGATGTTGTGGGATTTGAGATGTTTATCAATTGGGATTTACCAATTGTTATATGTGAGGGGGCATTTGATGCTATGGCAATCCGAATGAATAGTATTCCACTATTCGGTAAATCACCACAATCAGAATTACAAAAGAAGATAATCAGTAAAGGTGTAAGAAAAGTGTATTTGGCATTAGATTCAGATGCATTTAAAAACTCACTTAGATTTGCAGAAGAATTAATGAACAATGGTATTGATGTACACATTGTTGAGATGGGAGATTCAGACCCATCAGAATTAGGTTTTGAAAAAATTTATAATGAAATAGGCAATACCGAATTACTTTCGTTAAGAAAGTTAATGGAGTATAAGTTATTAGGTGTATGAGAAAATCGAAGAGAATAAAGTATGATGGTACAATCAAAAAGATTTACCACATCGCTGATGTACATATCAGAAATTTAAAAAGACATAAAGAATATAGGGAAGTATTTTCCCATCTTTATGATTATATTTCCACTACAAAGACTGATGATTCCATCATTGTATTATGTGGAGATATTGTTCACGCAAAAACGGATATGACTCCTGAGGTTATAGAAATGACTCAAACATTTCTAAAAAACCTATCGGATTTATTACCAACAATTATGATACCAGGTAATCACGATGCCAATCTAAACAATCCAAATAGATTAGATGCATTATCACCAATCGTAAACGCATTGAATCATTCAAATCTACATTATCTAAAAGATGATGGAGTTTGGAAAATGGGTGGAATTTCCTTTTCACACTCATCTGTTTTTGGTGATGTAAAAGAGATTATCCCATCTGAAGAAGTGCATGGTGATTATAAGATTGCTTTATATCATGCTCCTGTAGATAAGGTAAAAACAGAATATGGGTTTCAATTAGAAAACAAAAACGTAAAGGTAGATTCATTCGATGGATATGATTTAGTTCTATTGGGTGATATCCACGTTCCAAATCAATCACTAAATGATGAGGGTACGATTAAGTATTGTGGTTCTACGATTATGCAGAATCATGCCGAAGCTAAATATCCTGAGCATGGTATTTTGGTATGGGATGTTGAAACCAAAGAATCAGAGTTTGTTCCGATTCATAACGATTATGGATATGTAACCTTAGATGTTGACAATGGTAAGTTGATAGGTAATCCAACGATACCTAACAAACCTCGTATGAGAGTTAGAGTAAAAGATACAACTCAATCACAACTAAAGAAAATTATATCAGAGGTTAAGATTGGTAGAAAAGTACAAGAACTAACGATTCAAAAAGTATTATCAGATAGAAAAGATTCTATTGGTGATTCAAACATTACATTACAAAACGTAAGAGATATTGGTTTCCAAAATAAAATGATGGAAAAGTATCTATCGGATAAGTACATCATCGCTGATGAACAAATGGAAGTGATACGAAACATCAATCAAGATATAAACAATAAGTTGGGTGGTGTTCACGGAATGAAAAACATTATATGGAAACCAAAAACATTTGAGTTCTCTAATATGTTTTCATATGGTACAAACAACATAGTTGATTTTTCACAAATGAAAGGAGCATATGGAATCTTTGCCCCAAACGCTAGTGGTAAATCATCATTATGGGATGCTCTATCATTCTGTTTATTTGATAAGTGTTCTCGTACAAATAAAGCATTAGATGTATTGAACTATTCTAAATCAAAGTTTGATTGTAAGTTTAACTTTGAGATTAATGGTATTGATTACTTTATAGAAAGAGTTGGTAAGAAATCGCCTAAGAGGGGAACTGTAAAGGTTGATGTAAACTTCTATAGGATAAACGAAGATGGTTCTACTGAATCTCTAAATGGTGAAGAGAGAAGAGATACAAACTCTATAATCAGACAGTATGTTGGTTCGTATGAAGATTTCATTCTTACAGCAATGTCTAATCAATCTAATAGTGGTGGGTTCATTGAGAAATCACAAAGAGAGAAGAAAGAACTTCTTGCTCAATTTTTAGATATGAATGTATTTGAAGAATTGTATCAAATAGCTAATGATGAGATTAGAGAGTTAAGTGCTTTACTAAAAGATTATAAGAATCAAAACTTTACTGATAAGTTAGTGGAAGCAAAAGAAGATTTACAAAAGAATGAAAAGGTACTAATTAAACATAATGATAAGTTATCTAAGTTAAAAGATAAAAGAAATCAGTTAAGAGAAACCAAAGATAATTTAGTATCAGATTTAAAACCTGTAGATGATACAATAATAGATACAAATTCTCTTAGAGAACTTAAAAAAGAATTAAAACAACAAATAGTAGATAAATCAAAAGAATGTAATGGGTATGTTACAGATATTGAAACTTTAACTAAAGATTTAGATAGAGTCAATGAAACATACACATCATATGATTTAAACCTTTTAAAACAAAATCACTTAAAACACCAATCCTATGTTAACAGATTGGAAGAGATTACTCATTCTTTAGATTCTATTAATACTGATATAGACCATAAAGAAGAACATTTAGAAGGAATTGGGCAGTTAACATTTGATGATAATTGTGAACATTGTGTAAAGAATCAAAATACACCATTCGCTAAAAAATCAAAAACATTATCTGATGATATCGAAAAGTTAAAACTAAAATCAAATAGATTAAGTGAAGAAATCATCGATATGAAATCGGAAATGTTTAAGTACGATGTTAGAGAAGTGTTGGTTACAGTTCAAGAACTGAAAACACAATCCGATGATTTAACTAATCAAATAGAAAAATTACAATTAACAAATAAATCTTGCAACTTAGAACTATCAGAGTTAAAAAGTAAATTAGATTCAACAGAAAATAATATAAATAAATCATTAGAACAAAAAGCATCAGTAAAGCATAATACAAAGATACAACAAAAAATTGATAAAGCAAAAGATTCTTTAGATAATTTAGATGTTGATATTTCTAACTTAAATGATGATATAATTGATATCAATGGTGATATTCGTATTTCAGAGAATGTAATACAAACTGTAAATGATTCTATCGATAAGTTAGAAGAGATGGAACAAAAGTATGAAGGATATGAATACTACTTACAATGTGTTAGAAGAGATGGAATCCCATATGAATTAATCTCAGAGATACTTCCTAAATTAGAAGTAGAGATTAATAATATATTACAACCAATTGTAGATTTCCAAATCCTTCTAAATACAGATGGTAAGAATATTAATTCATATATTGCATATGGAACTGAAGAATATTGGCCATTAGAATTGACTAGTGGGATGGAAAAGTTTATTTCATCAGTAGCCATCAGAACGGCATTGGTAAATGTATCAAATTTACCCCGTCCAAACTTTATCGCAATTGATGAGGGGTTTGGTTCATTAGATACTGATAACTTTAATTCTTTATATTTATTATTTGATTACCTGAAGAATCAATTTGATTTCATAGTTACTATATCTCACATTGATAAAACGAGAGATATGGTAGACCAAATTATAGATATTACAAAATTAGGTGGATTTTCATCAATTAGATATTTATAGTTATAGTAAAGAAATATATGGGAGTAATGAATGTCCTTAGTTTATAAAAGTTCGGTACGAGATAACGTAACAGATATACAAACATACATTGTTGATAATACGCCAAAATCAACAAAGTATTTTAGAGTTTCTGACGTACCACAAGTTTTACAGAAAGGTAAAAACCTTTTAAGAATTACTGCGCATCCAACAAATTTGGTACCTGGTACTCAAGTTTATGTTGATGTTAGAGATTCTAATGGGAATCCTATATACTATGAGATACCTGATTACTTAGAAAACGATAAAAGTAGGGTTATATCTATTTGGGTTTATCACGACAAAGGTGAAGATAACACTCCAAATGGTGAAGCTACAATTACATTAGTGGGTATTGCTAATGTGGATATGGATGGAAACCCATTACCACAAAAACATAGAGGTAAATTAAATGTAAAGTGGCAAACTACTGTTACTGTTGATAGGGAGCGAGATAATACATCTGAAATTATTTTTGACCCTAATGTAATTCCTTCATTAATAGTTTCTCAAAGTGTTGAAGCATACCAAAACCAACCTCAATCAGGAGATGGTTTAAATTTAACAAGCCAAACAGGTAAAGTACAATACATATTTAAAGGGGAAACTCCCATAATAGAAATCAAAGATTCAGGTACATTGAATGGTGAGATGGTTGGTGGTTCTATCATACTAAATAACTTCACCAAACCAGCCGAACCAATATCTAATATTGAAAACCCATTAAGTTCTACATTCTTTAGTTCATCTATTAAAGAAGTATTAACGAATAAAGTATTAAAACCAACTACAAACTTTACAACATCATTTAGCGATAGAGCAGATTTAACTCATACATTTGATTTTGTAAGTGAAGCTGATTATAAAATTGAATATATTCAAACTGGTTCAAATGTAAATACAGAGAACAAACGAAACTTTGCAAACATAACTTTAAACAACATAGACCCTATAACTGGTGTTGTTGATAAAATAAAAATATTACATAAATCTGATGGATTGCCAGGTGATTTTGAATTATTAAATGAAGTAGAAGTTCCATTCAGTTCTTCAGCAAGTATCAAAGTACCGATACCATCTAAAAACTTAAAAGACCCTAAGATATTAAAATTATTATATCTAAACTCTGAAGGTAGTATATCAAGAACCCAAACACTATCTAAACCATTTGTGTTTGATGGTGATAATGTTTACATTGGTGGTTCTGAAAACTTAATTAGTGGTTCTATCTATATATCAAACACATTGGGAACTGGTATTGAGATTGGTGGTGCTAGTAGTGGATTCATCCGTTCAGTTGGATTTGATGGACAAACCTCAGCATCTTTAGGTAAAGCGCCAGGTGGATTTGTAATCTATAGTGGTTCTGGTAACTTAAAGATGGGTGAAGATTTCTTAAATGGTGTTGGTATGCAGTTTATCGGTGATAATGATGCAAGACACCTTATCTTTACAACTGATGATGGCGGTTTATTAGATGTTAAAACTGATAAGTTTTTCATAGGTACAGAAAATACACAATTTATAAGTGGTTCTGATGGAGCTATAGAAATTAGTTCTTCAATATTCCACTTAAATCCTTCTGCTAATGGTGGGGCGGGTAGTTTGGTTATTGGAGCAAACGCAACAATTAACGCAGATTTAACAGTTGATAATCTTAGAACACCCGCATCAATTGGTGGAGTTGCCTCAACTGAAACAAACTCATCATCATCTATAAAAGCAGATGGTTTCGCAAGATTCGTATCAGCATCAATTGGTGGTTGGGGAATAACTACCTCATCAATCGAAGGTGGAAACCTTTTGATGAAACCAGAAGGTATCTTACAGACAAGAGATTTCGCTAGTGGTTTAAAAGGTTGGAAGATTTCATCCGAAGGAAACGGAACGGCAGAATTTGAAAATATTAGAATAAGAGGTACATTAAGAACAACTACCTTTGAGAAAGAATCGGTAAATGCAGTTGGTGGACAATTATGGGTTGCTAACGCTACTACCATTACAGGTTCTATAACAGCAACAGATACAACAATGTCTGTTAAGAATGCTAGTGGATTTTCCGCAGGTGAAATACTTTTGGCTAAAAAAGTAGATAATACTGGATTCCAAACAGAATATCTTTTATTAGAATCAGCATCAGTTGAGGGTGATAACTCAAATGAAGATGAAACTTTTGGTAGAATATATGTACAACGAGCATATGGTAGTGGACAGCAAGGTGATTTCGTTGGTGATTTAGCATCTTCAGCTCAAGCTTATGAAGATGGGCAGGTAGTTGTATCGACTGGTAAATTAAACACTGGTTATATCAAAATGAATGCCAATCCAAATGATACGGCAACACCATTTATTGATATAGTAGAAAGAACGGGTAGTGGATTATACGATGTGGCTTTGAAAGCTAGATTAGGTGATTTAAGTGGATTAGCTAATTCAACTTATGTATTTGGAAATCCTAATCCTGGTTTTGGATTAGCAACAGATAACGTATTCCTACAAGGTGGTATAATAGCAAGAACAGGTTCCATTGGTGGAATCAATATGGATGATGGTAAATTATTTACTGGAGCCGGTAATTACAACAATTCAAACACTGGGTTCTATGTAGATTCAGGTTCTAATTTCTCATTAGGTAATAAATTATCTTGGAATCCATCAACATCTACACTAACAATTGTTGGGCAACTAAACTTTGCAGATGGAACATCAGTAGAAACTGCTATTGAAAATATAGCAACGGGTTCTGCGGGAAGAACAGTAGAATTATCAGCTGATAAATATGTTATTACATTTGATTCGGATGGTAACGAAGACCCTGCGGCTCAATCAATAACACTAACCGCCACAGCACAAAACTTTGGTTCTGATACTGTATATTATGAATTTTATAAAGATTCTACACTACAAGGAAGTAGAAGTACAACAAACACATTTACTGTTGATACTGTAGCAGAAAAACCAACTGCCTCTACTCCAAAAACATATGAAGTAAAAACATTTACAGGTTCTTCTGGTGGAACATCCCTAACTGCAGATTCTTTAACATTATTCGGTATTCAGCCAGGTTCTGATGGAACTGAGGGGCAAGATGCAGTAACTACATTTTTAACTAATGAAGCTCATACACTACCATTAAGTAGTTCTGGTGTGATTCAATCATACGCAGGTGCTAATACTCAAATAAAAGTATTTGAAGGTATAACAGATTCTACATCAAATTATACATATACCGAAAGTTCACCATCATATATGACGGTAGTATCTTCATCAAATACATTTACTATAACAAATACAACAACCCCACATAGTGGTTCAGTAACAATCACCGCAGTATCGGAAAGTGTATCACTTTCTAAGATAATGTCGGTTGGTGTAAGTAGACAGGGAGATGATGGGGATGATGGAACGCCAGGTGCAAACGCTAAAACATTAAGTATAACCGCAGATTCCCAAGTGTTCGCATTTGTATCTGCATCAGCAACAAATCCTGAAGATAACACTATTGAATTATTTATCAATCAACAAAATTTAGGAGAAACCATTACAGCAAGTGATGTTACGATGGTAGATACTGATGGTGGTTCTTTGACTGTACCAACATTTGCTCCTACAACATTATTAAATAGTACTGGGGTAATTAGTGGTAGTTTAGTATTTGGAACAAATACACCAAATGGTTCTAATAA